AGACGAGCGCCTGGACTCCAAGCCGCTGAAGCGAGACATCCTTGAGATGGTGGATCTCTACATCCGCAATCAGCAGGCTTTTGCAGAGCTCCAGGCGTTCAACGACACTGGGAGTTTTCTTTGCGTTCACCCCCTGATGGAAGGCAGGTCGGAGAGAGCACGCCTGCAGCGCCTCATGAGGGACGATCCGCAGCAGTTCCTGCGGCTCCATCGCAACGTATCAGACAACATCCGCAGATACGAGTCTTACCTGAAGCGGGCCGACAGGCAGAGCCGGCGCGCCCAGGATCTTCACAACCTTAAACACTGGCGCGTTCAAGACCAGCTTTTCCGCTCACTCATCCAGCAGAAGGAATAGTTTTCCCCCGTCATAATTTTGGTAATTAATAATAAATCCCTACATTTGGCAACATTAACCAAACAATAATAGTATTTATGAAAAAACTTTTTCTTTTATCCGCAGCCATGATGCTATTCGTCTCATGTGCTTCCGTGCAGTTGCCAGCACCCCGTTCAGCCACATCTTTGATGGATTATTCGCCTCTCACCAGCAATGGTATATTTGTCACAGAGTCTAATTCTGTCTCTTTCGAGTATGAACCTATCGGCAGCGTGGTTGCTGTTGCGTATGGAGGATGGGGGAAACTGGAATCACAAAAAGCTGGTAAGGATGATTCTTATGTACCTACATCAGGGAAGACAGTCTATTTTGACCCAAGCTTGTCTGACGCTTATGAAAGCCTGAAGTCCAAGCTTTTTGAGATCGGAGCTAATGGTATTATAAACCTGAAGGCGACATTTACCCCAGGTGATCCTTCAAGATATGTGGTAGGCACGATTACGCTGTCAGGTATGGCCATTGCCAGGTAGTCAGTCATGTTAAGTCATCTTATCCCTAACCTAAAGATGGTTAGGGATTTTTTTTCGCCCCACGTGAAAGTTTTCCCATTGTTATTTTGATAATTAAAAATCAATCCCTATATTTGCAATGCTAAAACTTTCAAGCGCATGAGATGCGCCGATACGATATCGGCTATTTTTGTGCCTGCACATATATAAAAGTATAACACCACGCCATGGTAAGAGTCGGGTAGTGGAAACGCCCCGGAAGCACGCTTGAAGGCTTTAGCAACTCTTCACCATGGTTTTTTTTGCTAAAATTTCAAGTTATGAAGAATTACCAGGAAACCTCCCTTGCCGCTGTAGTCAGTGGCCATGGAGCGCAAGCCGGCGAAAGCGGCACCCCAGTCCAAGTCATCAACACCCCTGTTGAAAGCCTCTCCCCACGGCTCGTCGATAGCCCGTTGCCCGTCCACGTGCTTCGCCAGGACCCCTACGCCTGGTTCTCAGAGCGCGGCCAGTATCTCCACTCTCTCAGCATCTCCATCCTGCCCAAGGCCCGCGCCAACGGCGTGCTCTACACCGGCACCTTCAACATCGACGGCTTCATCTACACCGTTGGCGCCGCCAGCGTCGAGGGGCTGTTCATGGAAGCCATGGGGAAGCGTTGCCGTCACCTCCAGTCCATCAAGCGCCACCAGCAGCGCAAGAGGCAGCGTTGCGCCCTTCGCTATCAGGAGCGATATCCTGCAGCCGCCCTTCCCGCATGGCTGAACTAAGGTGCATATACCTTACCACGTCAAGGAGGCTTCCACATGGGAGCCTCTTTCCGCTTGTCTTTCCGCTTCCATGGTCACTTCATTATATTTGCATAAAAAACAGATATGAAAGATGATAGCAGACAGAGTGAAGACGAGCAGTATATTCCAGAACCCAATACGGCAGAGGCCGAGCAGCTCATTGATGAGAAACTCAACCGCCAGGCTATCGGGGGCGACGCCGATTCGGCCAAGCTGCTTGCCGAGCGCAGGCTGGAGAGAGCCATTAAGAAAGCTCGTCAGGAGATGTTCGGTATCTAAAACCTGGTATTTATGAAGCAACTTGAAGCCCTTGACCGCCTTCACCCCGATATCATTGCCTCGTTCCTTACCACTGGCAAGTCGGCGGGCATCCCGGCAGATGTGCAGGTATTCCTCAAGCAGCTGCAGTGGGCTGCGGAGGTGTATGAGTACGAGCGCAACATCAGCCGTGCCTCCAGGCAGTTGCGCCAGCGCATAGCAGCCGAGCAGGGCATTGCTCTCGATGAGCGCACCTGCAAGGCTCGCATCTATGCTGCCATCAATTATTTCAACATCGACAACAATGTGTCGGTCAAGGTGTGGGAAAACAACTATGCCGACAAGTATGAGGACCTGGCCAAGTTGTGCATCCTCTCTGGTGACAACAAGACGGCCTCCAAGTGCTACGAGCGTGCGCTTGACTGCCGTCGCAGGGCTGCCGAGATAGCCGAGGCTGACCGTGACCTGGGCATCGTGTTCCTGATATCGCCGGAGCTGCGTCCTGAAGACCTGGGCTATACCAAGGCGAGCCTGAAGGAGATAGCCGCCAAGCATAACCGCGGTTTCTATCTGAACCTGATTGACAACCTGCCCATCGAGAGTCAGGAGAAGAAACGCCTGCTCCGTGACGCAGACATTGAAGAAGCGGAATATGAGGAAATCAATGAAGAATAACCAGGCTGATATCGCCCCGCTGGAAGGTGAGACACCAGTAGCGTCGTTCGAGCGTTACTACATGAACCGCATGCAGGTGCTTGTCAATGTGATTGATCCCAACAACGTGTTTGCGGAGATTGGCCGTGCAGGTGGCAAGACTGATGGTGTGACAGGTCCCCGGCTCATCCGTGTGGCCAATGATATGCCTGGCGAGCTGTCATTCCTCGTCCACAAGACCTATGTGGCGCTGATGACAAACGTGTGGCCTAATATCCAGGCGTACTTCTCGAAGCAGTACATGGTGGGTGGCGTGATGCGTCCCATGCTGGAGTATGGCATCGACTATGTGGTAGGCGAGGCAAAGCTGCCCTCCCATTTCCGACACCCACGGTACCCCATTGCATATCCTAAGCACAGTGTGGTCTTCCGCAACGGCCATCACCTGCAGCTCGTGAGCAGTGACCAGCCCGAGTCCGTAGCCGGACGCTCAGCCGTGCATGCCATCGTGGAGGAAATGAAGCACAGCCGTGGAGAGAAGCTCAAGTCACGCCTGTTTCCCTCTTTGCGTGGTGCTTCAGCTGAAATCAGGAAGTCACCCTATTATCAAGGCGTTACCGGTGTGAGCGATACGGCACGCGTGGATCTTGGTGAGGATGACTGGTTCATCGACTATGAGAAGAATATGGACGAACGGCTTATCAGTGAGATTGCCACAGTATCCTTCCATGTAAATGCAGCCTTATGCCTGCGTTACAAGCTCATTCAGGAGCAGCGCAGTACCACGAATCCTGTCACACTTGAGCGCATACGCCTTGACCTTGAGAAGCAGGAGCGTACCCTTGCTCTTTGGAAGCCGCGCCTGGCTGATATGCGGCGTAACGCCACGCTCTATATCCGTGCCAGTTCGTTTGTCAACAAGGAAATACTGGGGCCGAAGTTCTTCAAGACCCAGCTCGAAACGCTTGACATGGATGAGTTCCTAACCTCCATCTGTGCCATCCGCCATAAGGAGGTGGTCAACAAGTTCTTTGCCTACTACAATAAAGAAAGACATCAGTTCTCAGACTCATACATTTACGAATCCATCCTGAAGCTCGACTTGAAGGAGCATTTCATTCTGACTGCGCACTATCTGAAGCACTATGACAAGCGTGATGAATTGCTAGTGGGATATGACCCCGGGCACTTTTCGTCTATTATAGTGGCTCAGGAAAAAGACTACGGACGCGAGTTGCGGGCTATCAAGGAGTTTTTCTGCTGTTATCCGGAAGAACAGCCGGAGCTTGCACGCCAGTTCTATGATTTCTTCGGGCATGACTCAGTTAACAAGCGCATATTGCTGTACCATGACCGTGCCGGCAACAAGAGGCGTGAGGATCTGGAGCAGATCACCACCGATGCGCGTGCCTTAAAACGTGAGCTGGAATCATACGGCTTTGAAGTGGAGCTGATGAACGAGGGACAGGCTACCATCTACCATTGGCAGCAGTTCAAGCTGCTGCAGCTGTTGTTCAGTGGCAGAAGCCGCGCGTTGCCTTCCGTGCTCATTGACGAGAACGAGTGCAAAAACCTATGTAGTGCCATCATGCTATCACCGTTGAAAAAGACAGAGGGTCGCATCGAGCTTGACAAAAGCTCAGAGAAGACTGTACCACTCAAGCAGCAAGCCGGACTTACAACGCAGCTCCCAAGTGCCTTCATATACCTGCTTTTCGGCAGATATGGGTCAAAAGTGCTGTCGGAGTTGTCATCGATGCCTGATAATTTGCCTGATAATTTTTCTGCATAATAGAATAATGATCCCTTTTGACATTGAAAAACTTGTTATATGGCTTAAAACCAACCAACAATGTTTTCGGAAATAATTTGCCGGCAATTTGCCTCACCCGATTATGCACGCACCGCTGAAAAGTCCGCTTGCTGTGCACCCGCCTCCCTTGGGATGGAAATATGACGGTTGTGTGGGTGTGGTCCTTTCCTGCGGTTAGTCAATGCCTTACTTTTGGATATGGAAACGACGATGAAGGGTATAGATGCCATGCGGTGGGCACGTGAGATATCCAAGCTGCCTGATGGTCATTTCACGGTGGCCTTCTTCCCATGTTCAAGGGTAAAGGGTACCGCATCGACGAAACTGGAGGTGAAAGAGGGTTGCAGATGGCGAACACAGTTGCCGGAGGAACGCTTCTCCATCAATGGGGATCATTTCTTCCTGTTTACCGATGGTGCTGGGGAGCCTAAGATGTGCTATAAGATCCTTATCAGATACATGGGTTTCCCGAATGACGGATATGAACTTCACAAGATAGACTGGTTATGAAAGAACAGATCAAGATTGTCGGTAACGTTGGCACATATATTGAGGATGGCAACGTGATATCGTTCCAGATGGGTGATAGACCAATGTCATCCGTCTTGGATCCAGATCCTCTTTTTCCTTCGTTTGAAGGTGGCATGCCCGACTACCGCTGGCAGACTGTGCAGGGGTTCCAGGTGGTGACACGTGGGTACAACGACAGGAAATGCGAGGAGATCGCATCAGATATCAAGAAAAACAGGTTGCTGCCACGTCTTATTACCAAACAGGTGAATATGCTATACGGACATGGGCCTGCAGTGTATGTCAATAAATTGGAGGGCGGTAAGCTGAAGCGTGAATGGATAGAGTGCCCTGAAGTGATGGGCTGGCTTGATAGCTGGTCTGCTCATGGAATTGAGACAGACTATAAGGAGTTTGCCAAGTCAATCATTAAGAATTTCTATTATTTCCACGATTTCTTCGTTAAATGGAGATTCTCGATGGGCAAGGAGAGGGGAGCAATGGCGGTTGCTGGTCTTGAGTCAGTAGAGAATCGTCTTTGCCGCCTGGCAACACAGAAAAGAGATGCTGCCACAGATGTGGTCTATTATAAAGATTTCCGCCATATAGCTGTGGGTAAATGGGATAACGGCATATCTACTTTCAAGATCTATCCGAAGTTCTCGGTTGAAAATATTCAGGACTACCGCTTTGCAGCCATCAGCCACCACCGTGAAAAGTCGGTAGATGATTTCTATGGAGTGAACGAGACACACGAGGGCACACGCTCTTATATCCGTGGCTCCAACGAGACGGCCGATTATATTAACTCCTTCCTGAAGAATGCGCTTGCAGCCAAGATCCACATTGTCATTCCCAATGCCTGGATAGAATCTAAGCGCAATCAGATAACCAGACTTTGTGAAGAGAACAAGAAACGTGCTTCCAAGGGCGAATCAAAACTCAAGTACAACGGCATAGATATCGGTACTTCTTTCAAGGAGTCAGTACTGATTCAATACATCCAGCAGGAACTCCGGAATATATCCCAATACCTCTCTGGAGCCGATAATCAAGGCAAGGCGTATGCCACCTACAGCTTCAAGAACAGTTCTGGGGAGGAAGAAAGATGGAAGATCGAAACTGTTGACTTGAAATATAAAGAGTATGTTGATGCCCTGATATCCTATGACAAACGTGCTGATGAGGTATTGCTTTCCAGTGTGGGGCTTGACTCCTCGATATCGAGTGTCAGCAAGGATGGTGTGATATCAAAGTCAGGTGCTGATGCTTACTATAATTACCTGATCTATATCCTCTCCCTCACGTCAGAGGATGAGATTTGCTCAGAGCCTTTCAACCTGGCGCTGGCTGTCAATTTCCCCGACCTCTATGCCCAGGGTATGCGTATTGGCTATTATCGTGAAGTTCCGTCACGGCAGGAGGATGTTTCACCCAAAG